TGTGTTTGAGTATATGTCTGCCCTATCTATCCCCTGCAATTCCATGGCAGCCTTAATCTCATCATAAGATAAAAGGTGGATATCAAATTTATTAAATGTTATTTGTCGATCTTCTCCGTATAGGTAGTCAAGGCGCTCCATCATAGATTCGATCTTTGCTGACTTTGCATATGTTGTATCTTTACTTATTTTGCCGTGGGTGTTCATTAATAATTTAAATTCTTGAATTTCTTTTTGTGATGGGTCAACGTGGTGACAGTCTGGAGTCACAACAACTTTAATATTAAATTCATCTGCTAAAGCAATAAGATGCTTATTTATACTTGCTTCGTTGTGGGGCATTACCTCAATGTAGTAGTCATCTCCAAAACGATCTTTAAACCAGGAGATATACTTCTTGGCAAGTGCAAACTCTTCTTCTTCTAATGCCTTGACCAAAACGCTACTTGGGCAGGCAGAGGTTACAATAATTCCCTCTTTGTATTTTTCTAATATTGTAAAGTCAAACCTTGGCTTTTTAAAGAATCCATCAGTCCAAGATAATTCGCTAATCTTATTTAAGTTTTCTAAACCAATTTTATTCTTGGCTAGAAGGATAATGTGATTATAGACAAGATCTTGTTGACCTTCTCTTTCAGATTTATCTCGTGTATCAGATATATCTGCACACATGTATCCTTCTAGACCTAGAATCGGTTTAACGCCCTTTGCTTTTGCAACACGGTGCAGTTCCCTGTGCCCAGATAAAGTACCGTGGTCGGTGATAGCAATTGCTGGCATCCCCAACTCAACTGCACGGTCAACGTATTCTTCTGGAGTAGCAACACCATCAAATAATGAATAGTGTGTGTGGACGTGTAAACCTACGTAGTTCATTCTTACCAGTCTGCGTTTGTTGCAGATGTGGTTGTTGGGCCATCAAAGCCCAAGTAGAATGCTTCTTGTTCTGCGTAAGGAATGTTACGAAGTGCAAGTTCAAGAGGGTATGGCTCTGTACCTTCCCAGTTGAACGGTTCCTTATCTGGTGCAGATGGAATCAAAGTGTAACTTGTTTCAGTTCCCTGACCATTACGCTTTACCTTCCAAACAAGATTTGAGATGCTTCCTGTTTCTAGGGCATACTCACGAATTGTATTGAATGCTGATTGCTTACTAACACCCATTGACCAAATTGCAACATATGGCTTTTCAATTCCATCGTCAACGAGAACGTTGCAATAGAAACGAAGACGTGCTCGCCATCCAGCCTTTGGATCTTTGCGGTGCATCTCTTCAGCCCAGTCACGGCCTTCTGATTCCATTGTGTCTACAGCCTTGCGCTTATAGTCCTTTGGATTTGTGTGTTCTTTAACTACAAGTGCAAGTCCACGACCTTCGTTGTAGTTTGCAGATTCATCGTCTAATTCTTCAATAAAACGAATCTTTACTGCTTGACCGTCAGCAAGTTTTAGCCACTTGACCTTCGGTGAGTTTTCATCATACTTTGGCTTATCGAGCAGGGCATTGATTGCTTTTAGTCCCTTTACTACGCTCATATTATTCTCCTTTGTGTTGTTATCTTAGTTTAGCATAGACATGATAGATTTGTCAAACTGGAACTGTAACCCAGCAATTGAATCGTCATCCATGTCGCCTATGTCTTTATATTGTTTATCTAACTTTATAACGGAAACACGAGATCCAAGTTTTTCAATTATCCTGTCTTTCATATTTCCTCCCGCTTCATCATTATCTGCAACAACTATAATGTTGTTGAAATATTTCTGAAGCAATTCTACTTGCGCCTTAGATACATTTGCCCCAAGGGTTGCTACTGCTGGGATGCCAACTTGATCTAGCCTAATAGCGTCAAATGATGACTCAACTATATAGACATTATCAGACGTCTTTACTCTATGCAAATTAAATAAAGTCTTTGCTTTTGGTAGACCTGGAGTATTTTTAAACTCCTTGCCCTCAACAGATCTTCCAACAAAACCTATAGGAATTCCTTCTGGACTATGAACTGGGACGGTAACCATGTCCTGCTTAATAGAGTATCCCAAAGAAAACTTTGACCAGGAATCTGTATTTATTTTCCTATACTTAAAATAGTTTTTTGCTCTATCGGAAACCAGTAAGCCGTTGTATAAGCGCTTTAAGACTACCTCGTCAAACGGAATGAATTCTGGCTTTGCGTATAGTTGTTTCTGTACTTCTGCTTCAAGGTTAGTTTCACCTTCTTTTGATTTTATAAATCTGGCTGCCTCAAAATATGATCTGCCAGACGAATGCATGACAACTTCAATAAGAGGTGCGGTCTTCTGACAAGAGAAACAGAAAAACAATCCATTCTCTTTGTGGACCTCTCCTGCTGGGGTGCGACTGTTATTATGGAAAGGGCAAAATATAATGTAGTTTAAATCTAAGTCAGATTCGACTTCAATGCCTGCGCCCGTGAGGACTCTTTTAATTTGTTCGGCGGTGTATAAATCACCTTGTGCCCGTCTATTCCATCTATCCATTCGCTCTGCTTTCTTCCTACGTATATTCCATGTACCGTGATTTCAAACTCAAAATACTTCTTCTTACTATTATAGTCTACCGTAAAATCTACTTCTATGTCAAGCCTTGGAACGTACCCTGTTAGTTTCATTTCTGATACCAGCAGTCTAACATACTCCTGTTTAAGTCTGGCTAGGGCTGACTCATCGTGAATAACCCCTGAGAGGTTAAATCGCTTGATGGGTTTATGATGTACGTTTGCCATACATTAATTATACCCATATGTTTACTTATCCTCAAAGTCTTTGTATCTGTAGTATCCCTTGTCAAAATCACACTGAACTAGGAAGTCCCCCATATATCCATTACGATTTTTACGAAAAGCACATTCAATAATGTCGCTGTTTGTAGCACGGCCAAGGGCAAGAACCCAGTCAGCATCGTAGGCAATTTGTCTAGACCAAGATGTTTGACCAAGTGTTGGAACGCTGTTTAGGTCGTTGGCATCATCAGGGGTAGCGGATGAAATTGCAATAATAGGAACTTCTTCTCCAATTGCCATTAGTTTAAGTTCTCGTGATAAGTTCTTCATTCTTACCGTTTCATTATCTGACTTCTGATTGGGAGCCATCAACTGAAGATAGTCAACAATTACAAAGTCTGGCTTGTATTGATCAATCTTTCCACGAAGAACTGATGGGTTAATTTCTCCACCACTATCATTTGATATAATATGAAACTCTGGCTTTCCCTGAAGATTCTTTGCATGCCACTCTTTAAGCATTTCAATCTCAATTTCGCCATTACTAATTTTTCTGTGTGACCAACGGCCCTCACCCATGATAGTAAACACACGGTTACGAACCTCTGTTTCACTCATTTCAAGACTGATGACCATTGGGCTACGACCCTGTTTCCAGGCCTGTACGGCGAAGTAGAGAGCCAACCAGGACTTTCCAATACCTGGGTATGCAAGGAAGACTCCCAACTGCCCTGGCATGATTCCAGAAGGCAGGTAATTATCAAAACCTGGAAGACCAGTCTTAATGCCTACATGTCCTAAAGCCTGCATCTTCTTTACACTTTCAAAGTATGCGACTGCAGACTCTAGGTCAGTAACATCAATATCACGGATTGCGGATGTATTCTTTTTTAATGCTGATGTAGATGTGATCAAAGAGTCTAGAGCCTCTGGACCATTACCAGACTGAACATCCGATGCTGCTGATCTTATTATATCTTTAAGGCTATCTGTTAAATATTCTGCACGTAACTCTTCTAGGTGGTGCTTTGTTGCACCAATCTCTTCTGTGGGGGAGAAGTCTCTAAATTTCTCAACAACCAAACTAACTGGAGGGGTAGAACCATTAGCCTCAAAGTACTTTCGGATAAATGTCCAAATGTCTCCGTGGGTTCTGAGAATTGAATCAATGTTGGCTTGAAGTAGAACATGGGCTTGTTTGTCTTTCAATACTGCAGAAATCAATTTTGACTCTGTATTACTCACTTAGCCACTCCTTTGCTTTTGCCCTGCGCTCTAGTCGTTCCTTGTCGTCTTTTTTCTTATCTAGTCTTGCTTGTAATATTTTCTCTGCATTGTATGCAAAGTAATTCCAAGAAGGAGAGGAAGCAACACTAAAATAGTACTCAAGTAAATCATAGCATTCCCCTATTCCGTAGGACTCTACGAGTGCGTCGGAAGCCCATTGTTCAACGTTTAAATTCAGTGATGGCTTTGACTCGTACCTTGCTGTGTGATACTTACTGTATCTTGAAAGCAAAGCCATTCGGTCTTTGCGTTCGGCCATTACTCGTTTATTTCAGACTTTGCTTCGTTAATTTTAGTAGTCAGTTTGTCTTCAACAAACTTATAAACACGCTCAAAGGCTTGGTCAACTGTTTCTCCATTTTTGCGATTGTCAACAACCCCAAGATCCAGTCTAAGCGACTGAAAATTTCCCAGGTTAAGCGTGTATCCTAATGTTACAGATACCTTAGTTTCTTCGTTATTCATCCTATACCCCTTAATTAATTGATTCGTTCCAAATTGGAATAAATCGTCCATCTTCAGTTTTCGTATATTTAAGTATACCATCCCCCATTCGCCTTGTCAATTCAGCCTTTGTGGGTGTTATATCGTTTGTTATTAAATTATCTTTTCTTGGTCTACCAATGTGGTGTGTAGCAAGTATATCACGAATCTCTCTTACTTGGGATTCTGAGTAATAGGATCTTACTTGCCATCCCCTGTCCCCGCCTTTCTGTGACCCCGTAGGGAATGGAATGACTCCTCGTTTCATTAATGATGGCATATATTTTTTATGACGATTAACTAAATCAGCAGTCTGGCCTACAGTATATGCTCGTTCTCTTTTATTTTTAAAATCACTAATTAAACAACTTTCGATTTGATCTTTTGTAATATTATAAACAGACATAATGCCATTGGATTGGTTGTAATGATATATGCGAACAAGGTCTTTATTTAAAAACCAAACTTTTTTATTGCCAGGAATTACAGGGAGGAGATTGTAGCCTTCGACCTCTGTAGTTCCTTTTTTAGTAGCCATCTTCCCTCTTCCGAACTATTAGGTGGATTAAAAAACCTTCTAGATCCACAGAGCATGCAATATGATTCGAGATGCATTGGAGATGAATATATCCTGTCTAAGAACATTCTTCCTTTGCATTTTAAGCATCTCAGCATTAATTTGGTATGCCGATGATAATAAGATTAACTCCAGCAGTTACAATACCGCCTTTGTTAAATCGGACAGATCCCTCAACCTTGTTTGTAGATGGTGGTTTAATAACTACCGACATATCACGACCAGCATCGGTTCCTCCTGCATTCACAACAGTTGCAACAACTATTGGAGCATATTTAAAATCTGTTGAAAAGTCATATGAAAAATCTTTTTCTTCTGAAGCGGTTACAGATGTATTATTATTAATTGATACATATCCACCAATCATTCTTGCCTCTGAAGTTCTTACACTCTGTTTGCCAGCAGAGCCAGCATCAACAGTTACATACTTGTATGTTGAAGGAGAAATTGCAGATGCAAGATCATTAATAGCATTAGCCATCTGGTATACATATGTAACATCTAGCGGTTGACCACGCTCAGGTAGGGGTATTTTTGCCATACTTAATTATACCACTAGGCCAGTGATATAACTCCGCTTTCCCATAAAGTTGAATTTTCGAATCTTTGTTTTTGATAAGTCTCTTGCTGTACTGCAACCTGTACGGTAGTTTTTGCCTGTTTCTTTAAAGTTGCAAAATAAGATGATGACACAGTTGTAACAAAAGACCAGTCTGTATCTCCAGACCACTTGACATAAACATCAAACTTATCAGAAATTTTTCCACTTGAGTGGTCCCAAACCGCTATAACATTTGGACCAGAAACGGCAACATTAAAGTTCATGTTTGCTGGTTTTGCAACTATCATACTTCTTTGTGGAGACCAGTGCGATGATCTATTTCCATCAGAAGAAACTACTTTATATCTTATTGTATAAGAACTATTCTTTCCATCATATGCTGGTAGATCTTTTTTTTGGATTATAATATTCTTAATGCCTGAATCTGGATTTGCCATCATTGCACCTCTATAGCAAATCTAAATTCTATATACCCAGAGTAAGATGTCTGCTTTACGATTGGCTTTGAATCTACATTTTTAACAACAGAGTATCCAGTCAGTCCGTATAATGGATTAGATGTTGATTTATTATCTAAACGAAGACCGTCAAAAGATACGTAGTAGTCTGATGAAACAACGTAAACATTCTCTGAATTTTTTCTAAATACTGAGGCATAAGCCTTTACTAAGTTTACAGAGTTCCAAGAGAATGGGGTTAGACCAGAGTTATAGAATAGTTCTTGTAGTTGTTTTGTTACAACAAAATATCTATTTGAAGAAAGATCTATAGACATATCATCCGAGTCTATCTCCATTCTTGCTGTTTGTGTTCCATCTGTTGATGCAAACTCTAGAATAATTTTAAACTTTTCTGGATCTAATCCAGTTTCATTTTTATTAACAATTGAAAAGGCAAGTTTTAGTTCATCAACTGGCGAGTTTCTTGTAAGATCAATAGAGACTCCAGTGTATATCAAACACTTTGATGTTGCTGAGGCTGATAGCCTTGTACCAGTCTTTGTTATTGTTGCTGAATCTCCCCGCACCAAAACCGTTTCATTTAAAAATCTAGATCTTTCATTTCTTGCAATTCTAACGCTTGAGTTGAAAATAGTATTCTCTGCACTTGTTTTTATGACTGGACACTCAACAAGTGCTCCATTTGTGCCAACATTATAAGAACCTAAAATATTATTTGTTACAGCAGTTGTGGCTGTGTTTGTACTAAGTGGATCTAGAATTTGTGGAATTTCCGTAATCAGCCCAGAGCCAGTTCCTGGGGTATACAGTTTCCAATTTTCATTATTAGAAAATGAAAATAAAGACTTGCTGTCATAGGCTCCGTTTGCAGTGTTTGATCCAACAGAGAAAACTCCAACTTCTGATATCTC